CGCCCTTTCGGGCGCGACATGTCTCGTAGAGACATCCATATCGGACCAATACCTCGACTCTTTCAAGTGGAGGAGTCGGTTTAGTCTTAATACACTGGAGTCTAACATGTCCATTGATAGCAGAAAAGCGTTGTACAAGGCATACCTGGAACTTTCTACGGTCTATACGATTGTTTCGCAAGACCTCACACCTTTCCTAGGTCGAAGTGACCTGGACGGGTTGACGAAAGCCCAAATACGTGATGCACTGGCTATTCTGCAGGAGGACCTGTTAGATGTGCTCGAGGAGTCTTCCCAACGGTTGGGATACTCCAAAAGTACCAGTGTGTTAAGTGGTGATAGCGCAGCCTTCGAAGAAATTACCTTGACGCCAGTGGCGAAAAGGGAATTCTAAGGGGATGCGCAAATGACAGATACGACGTTTAATGAAGACCGCTTCCTGTTCCGTGATTTAAGCGGAACGCGAGTTCGTACCATTCATGTGACTTCGTCTGGCGACAGTTCGTCAGTGCAAGCCACATTTGTCCATCCTTTGTATAAGGAAACGACGAGAGGTAAGAACCTAAAGGACTTCCATAAAAGGAAGAAAGCGGGTGAGTTACTTCCATTGACAGCGTTCTTTCAGGATCACGACGAGTCATCCCAGGAATTTTCCTACCAGTTGTCTACTGAGAACGGTTTATATTCTCAGAGCACTGATTGGACTCCTTTGGGTGTCTATAGTCGCCCGTCAGACGAGTCAATGCAGCTCAAGGCGGATTACTCAACCGAGTATTTCGTGCAAGCTGCAGCCGCTAAGATTTATTCTAGCGGATGGGATAGTCTCACTTTTCTTTTGGAGTTGAGGCAAACTGTCGCGATGTTTCGAAATTTTATCAAAAATTTCATGCGGCATCTCAAATCCGGCCAGATTGAAAATATCTATCTGGAAGGACGATACGGATGGCGTACTTTGTTGTACGACATCCAAGATATCAATAAAATGATATCAAGTATCGACTCCGAACGTCGGCGATTCAAAGAGTCCGTTGGTACCAACCTGCGTGAAACTGAAGAAAGTTTCGCGTCGGCGGGTTTTGGCGCAGCCGGAACGGCTAGGCTAAAGGTCGTTGATGAATACTTCATCGGCCTCCGAGGGACTGTGGTTGCAGATATTGAACCACCCAAAGTCGCGTTTAACCCGATCACAACGGCATGGGAGCTAATGACGCTCTCATTTGTCGTAGATTGGATTTTAAACGTAGGACAATGGCTCGAATCTATGTCATTCCTAGCACTCAGTAGCAGGCATTATGCTGCTTCTGGTCACGAAGTCATCTGTATCCGTAAGGCGACAGTTGAAGACGTGAAACCATCTCCGGGTTGGAACCTCTCCGTTTCAGGGGAGGCCAACTCATATAGGAAATGGACGCTTAGGACACCAACTCAGGTATCTTACAATCCACTAATACAATTGCGATTAGATGGGTTCAAGGTATTGGATCTCGTTTCTCTCGTGTTACAGGCTCTCAAGCGTTGAAAATAACGTTGAAGCTGCACAACGGAGACGGCGATCTTTCCTTTCCCCATCAACATTGCATTAAGGAGCGTTAAAATGGCAGCCATGACGACTGCACTCACTGAGTTTTCCGATAAGGATAACTCCCGCGTTTACGTTTATACTGGACATTCGGCTCAAAAGCCGAAGAAGATTCTCCAGCGACGTAAGGAACCGTCTGGCAAACAGGAAATGATCGAAGACGTCATCACGACCTACGTAGGTACGGAAGACGCCAACGGTGAAATCCTGGATGCGAGAGTCACGTTCACGACAACTGTGCGCCGTCCCAAGACTGGGATTGCACAGGACGTTACCGATGCACTTGCCGTCCATCGCGATATAATCGCGAGTGACGAATTCACAAGTGTCATCAACGGCTCACTCTATCTGAAATGATAGGGTGGCTGCTCGCTCTTATACTAGCAGTGATGTTAGTTTGGAACGTGCAGAACCACGACCATAAAGTTCATATCCGTATGAACTACGAAATGCGTCGTGATCCCGTTTATGAGGAACGTCTCATGCCGTGAAGGAGTATCCGATGAAGGATATGCCAACGTTATTGCACTCAATTACGAGTGCATACGTCCGTGACCATGGTACCACGCTCGGTGAGGATGTTTTCATATTGAACGGTTGGATCCGTTCTAGAAGCATCTCAAACCTTGCGTCCTGCACTTCTGTTCTCCCTAACGCATTAGCAACAAGGGAGAAATATGCGTGCCTTTTGCAGATAGAAGCCTTCTACAAGAAGAACTCTATCTTTTCCTCGCCTGATTGGGAGGCCACAGCTCTACGTACCTTTGAACAAGGTGAACGTATCTGTCGCATTACCAACAAGCGCCTCGATCACTACCTACTTAACCGCGAGCGTCTTGCTCCCGATGTTGATAGGTGGCTTAAGAGGATGGAACGCTGGATTTCCAGCACTTTAGGGCCACATGTTACTTTCCTCGACGAGTTGCCGAGGTTAGTCAGAGTAACTGCAGGTGCTACGTCTACTCGATCCAGGAGGGAAGCTTTGCCTCACACCAAAGTTGGTTTAAAGCAGAGCTGTACTCCCTCAGCCTTCAAGTATCTTAAGCTCTTAGCCAAATATTTTGGCTATCCTGAGCTAAAGATGAAGGTCTGTTCCTGGAACCGAGTGGAGATTGTACCCAAAAATTGGAAGACAGGAAGAACGATCGCTTGCGAGCCTGAGGGAAATATACCCTTACAGCTTGCGTTCGATTCGTACGCAAAAGTGCGTCTCCTATACAAAGGAGTTAACCTGCGCGACCAATCTCGAAATCAAAGTATGGCCAAATCATCGTCTATTAGTGGAGAGTTTGCCACTGTAGATATGAAGATGGCCTCTGACACAGTCGCTTATAATGCCGTCGCCGCTCTATTTCCATATGAGTGGTTCCGGTATTTGACTGATATCAGATCTCCTCTTTATGTAGATAAAGAAGGAGCCTATCGCAACTACGCCAAGTTCTCCTCCATGGGGAACGGAAGCACGTTTGCGATCGAGACTTTGATATTCGCTGCAGCATGTTACGCTGTCGGGTCGAAGGGCTTCTCTGTTTATGGTGATGATATCATCATAGAAACGGAGCTGCTCAACGATCTTAAGCGCATCTTGCGGTTTCTCGGTTTCACGATTAACCTGGATAAGTCACATTCCGCGGGTCCCTTTCGGGAGTCCTGCGGGGTTAATGCTTATGATGGCATCGACATTACGCCGTTCTACATCCGTGACATGAGCAGCATTCCTGCTGTCAAGTGCCACAATGTGAATGGTTTGGTGTCTATTGCTGTCCCAGGAGGACAATTGGAGAGTCTATGTCTTGCAATGGTGCAAGAATACAACCTTCCGCTTGTTCCTTTTTGTGAAGATACTATGGCGGGTGTCTTCGTAGACATCCCGTCGGCGTATCACGAGAAGCTTCTAAAGGCCGGTTCACCCAGAAATCCCCGGCACGACCCACAATCCCTCTATTTTAAGAGGTATGTGGCGAAGGCCGGGCGTTATAGGGTGGCCGATTCTCGAACTCTTTTCCTATGGTACTTAGATAGTACCAGAAGTGAGAGGGAGAGAAGGGAACCTTTAGAGCGCAGTTGGGTCCCTACGTCCAGTCACAAGTATGTGCGGAAGTGGGTCTACTGGTTCCCACCAGTAGTGGGTACGCCGCTCCACCTTTACAGGTGGAGCGAAGTTCTAATCCGCCACTTGGCCGATTAAACTAGTACGGGATAGGATATCCC